CCGAACTGATCTTCATCAAGCTAGTGCCAGCCGTGGATGTGGTCAAAAATTCCACCGTCCCAGCCGTTGCCGTGCTCGTAAGAAAAGCGCCCTTTAGCCGAGATCGGCCCAAGAACACAATGCTTGAAGAGTCCCCGCTAATGCCTGCGATTATTGTTCCCGCAGGATCGCCAACAGCCGTGATTGAGGCAATGCTCAAAAAGAACTTTGAGCCAGTGGCTGCGCCACTATCCGCGCCGGTTATTGATTCAGTTTGCGCGACGCCATTTATGTCGGTTCCGACCACCGTAAACGATATTCCGTCGTCATCGCCGCCAGAGGTAATTGTAATTTTTCTAGCATTGTTTAGTGCTACAGCACCGCCCGAAGCAAGCGCCCCACCGATCACCAGTGCTGCGTTGTTTGCTACTTGAGCCGAAACCGAAATGCCGTTGGGATCAGCAGCTAAAACGTCAGCCGTGATGGTGACTGATTTTACGTCAGACATTCCCATAATCTTCTCCTAAAAAGAAGGGGCGTTGCCGCCCCAGCAAAATTGCTTACGCGATTTGAACGTACTCGATGATAAAGGTAAACGATCCCGCCGTTG